AGAAGCACTTGATTCTAAATCCTCTAAAACCATTTTCCCCTTGCTAGAACCGAGCTCGCTCAAACGCATTGCTCCTTTGGATGCGGAACTTCCTAAATCACTTAAACGCATAAGGCCGCGAGTTTTACTTCTTGACGGTCCCATTCCTCTTTTATTTACCCTTCTTGTATGTCTTTTAGTTTTTCTCTTGTATGTCATTATAATATAAACAAATATTTATTCATATTATAATTTGTTTATATTATACCCGATAATTACACATTTTAACATTTCAAATGCCGATTTTCAATAAGCCACATAATTACTTATTTTTGGGATTCTATTATTCAGCACTTTACTTAATAGTTAAAAATGTAAAATCAATAGTGAGGAATTTCACCTCACGATGGTCCAACTTCAAATCCTGCTTAATTAATAATTTACAGGTGGAGGACGAAATCCCTAACGGGGAGCAATTGTGTCACGCTTTATTTGACTTTGGGTCTCACGAAACACTGCTAAACAAACCTTTTCAAGTTTGGAAGTAACCCCATTTATTATCATTATTACTTAATATACATTATTGTATTGTCTTTAAGTTATTTTATTCACAAATATTTAGGCGTTTCGGCGAAGCACAGTAAATGTAAAAAGGTGTAAAATATTTTACTATCTACAATTATTTATATTTTATGAATTGCTTAAAGTGCTACACCAGAAAGCTTGAGTCCAAGACCAAGTCCAGTTCCTTGTCTGGCACTTACACCCATGCTAGGAATGTATGTATCCAAGATGGCGAAGGTAGCAGCTGCTGTCAAAGCAAGAGCACCGATTTCCTCTAAGTTCAAAGAGCGCTTAGGGATGGCAAAAGCAGCAATTGCCACCATCAAACCTTCCACTAAATACTTAATTATTCTCTTAACGAGTTCAGACACGTCAAACATTTGCATCATATCTTATATTAAATAATAAGAAAAGAATTATTTTATTTATTTATTTATTTGAATAAATGACATCAAATATTTACAACAAGAGAGAAAATTAAATAATTTAATAAAATATTATTTATTTAAATTTAAACTTAAAACGAACTACCTAAATAATATTATACTATAATGAGCGGAAAGTCAAAATCTAATTTATCCAAGAAGCAGGGTTTCGAAAAAAGACAAAACAAGGACGGTAGTCCAAATCCTAAGTATGTTGATTTACTTGAGGTTGATAAACCTATTGCTGGTCAATCATTCGGATGCTTTTCTTTTATAACTCCTGAGAAAATTCTAAAACAAAAGGAAATGTTCTTCTTTGAAGAATTCCTAAAGAGATGGGAGTTTTCCAAATCAATGGAAAAATTTCATCAATTTATTAATTTTATGTCTTACAAGTATAAATTGTCTTTTGAGGATGTGATGAAGGATTATGAAGGCTTTGTAAAGGAGGAAAGAGACAACATTATCAGTTCTTCTATCGAGGATGATTACAAGAATTTTTTAGATAAGGAGGAGGATGAACTTGAAAAGCAATTTAATATTAAGTTTAATTTCCAAACCTCTGTTCGTGGATTCAAGGCCCGTGGACATTTTGCTTCCCAAGAGGAGGCTGAAATGCGTGCTAAATTGTTGAGAGAGACGGACCCTAGTTTTGATGTTTTTGTTGGCCCTGTCGGAACATGGTTGCCCTGGGACCCTGAAGCATACAAAACTGGAAGAGTTGAGTATATGGAAGAAGAGCTTAACCAGCTTGCTCAGGAAAAGCAAAAGAACGAATCCGCCGCAAAGAACGCATTTGAAGCCCGTGTTAAGGAGACAAAGCAAAAGGCAATTGATGAGAATAAAAAGAATGCCGAGAAACACGGCAACCCATTGACTCAAGATATTGATGATGATGGAAATTTAATTGGTGTCAGCACACAAGAGAAAAGCTTGGCTAATGCGGAATCCATCTCTGTTGCTGATATTCGCAGCGAGCTATTTGAGGGTGATAATGTCGTCACTGGAAAGACAGATTACGGACGTTCTGAACTCGTTAGTGGCCCTTTTGTCATCAAAGAGAAAACTGACGATGTGTAAAATACAAATATAAAATACAAATAAAGCAATTGAATATATAAATAAAATAAAATGATAAATAGTAATATTATTTATCATATCAATAACGATATAGGACATAATAAAAATAATTTAGTAATTGCTTGTTTAGAATGTAACTTAAAAAGAAGAAGAACAAACAAGGATTCTTTTATGTTTACTAAAAATCTAAAAATATCACGAGAAGGACTGTAGTTTTTCAAACCATTTTACATCTTTGGACATTTCCTAAGGTGTAAAAATAAAATAATTTAGATTAATTTTCTGTTAAAAATATATGAAACAAGGTGAAATAAATTTAGAGAAAAAAGGAGAAACACAATATCATTGTAATATTTGTGACTATACATCCTGTATAAAATATTCATATGAAAGACATTTATTGACATCTAAACATAACAATCAGGTTCAAAAACTAACAAATGAAACAAATGAAACAAATGAAACAAAAAAAAATAAAAAAGATAAATCTGTAAATATTATTTGTAATTGTGGAGAATTTTATTATAAAAAAAATAAATACTTGTGATGAGGTAATATTTACGTAGATTATGTTAAATAATAATAATAATAAATATGAATATGAATATGAATATGTATTATTGGAAATAGAGTTTAGGAGAGCCTTATTATAAAAGTGATTACAAAAACAAAATCTAATACAAATATGTTACCATTTATCAATAATATCCATATCTATATCATTTACATCTAATGTATTCAATAACTTTGATAAATTTTCGGGAGAGTATTTTTGTTTTGTATTTTTCTCTCTTACATTTACCCACAACCACTTCCGAAATTGATTCTTATATTTTACACAATAATACAGGAATCTAAATTTATCAATTCTTTCAATTACCTGTTTAATACATTCCAAATTTTCATTACTATAAGACATCATATTTTGTAGCCTTTGGGGTAAAAAGGGTATGTAAATTAAATTATTATTATAACAAGATAAATTTATCAAATTATCAGGCAGTAATGGAAGAATTTTTAAAATATTGTCTTCACAATATAGACATTCTAAACTATGAGGTAATGCTGTGGGCAGTTTTCTAAGTATATTACCATAACACTGTAATAATACCAAGCTGTTTGGTAAAGGGGGTAAACAACTTAGTTTATTCGTGCTACAGTCTAATATTTTTAATGTTTGAGGCAATAATGGTAAACGTATCAATTCATTATGACTGCATGCTAACGTTTCTAATTTGTCAGGCAATACCGGTAAAAATGATATACTATTACCAGCACATGAAAATATATGTAAATTATTTGGTAGTTCAGGAAGAACTTCTATATTGTTAAATTTACAAGATAAAGAATATAATTTTTCTGGTAGTTCAGGAAGACTTGTTAGTTCATTGATTTCGCAATGTATTGTTAAAATCGAATCAGGCAGCATCGGCAATTTTTTTATTTTGTTATTCATACATAGCAATACTTTTAATGATGGAGGCAATGGGGGAATTACTACGATTTCATTATAACTACAGTATAATTCTACTAATGAGTTAGGTAATCGAGGCAAATATTTTATTTTATTTTCTCCACACGTAAGCACTTTTAAACATTCTGGTAATGGAGGCAACGCCTTGATTTGATTGTTGAAACACGAAAGCACTTCTAGATTTGGCGGCAATTGAGGCAAACTTGTTATTGAATTTTCGTGGCACTCTAAAATTATTAATGTATCGGGTAATGACGGAAGGTTTTTTAACAAATTATTATTACAATATAGTCTTAATAAACTTTTAAAATTCAATAATTGGGGCAAACCGCGTATATTTTCATTTTCTATGTAAATGTCTTCAACTGTTTCAACATCATCATAAATATCTAATAAAAAATTATAATTACTGTTTGTCATTTCTGTCTGGTTGGAGTTAAATTATATATAGATGTAAATATGTATTTATATAGTTATGTAAATATATATTCAAATAAGTATATCTCTCATTATTATACTGCCTGAATGCGATAAAAATAATCATTAAACGTTACGTTATTTTTTATGCTTCTGGACATTTTTGCTGCCGAAATATTTTCTGAAACTGCTGCCTTTGCGATTGAATCCCACGTATCTAAAATATATCCAGTAGACAATTCAATCTTTTCTACTTTTTTCCCTGTTGTCGAAACCACATTTTTGACATATTCCTTGTTTTTTAACGAGATTCCGTAATATCCGTCATTTGATACAATATTCGACCATACAACAGACTTAATAACGTATTCACAATTTTTTAAGTATTCTTTCAATTCATTAATGTTAACATCTGTAACCTCTTTATTTAATTTTTGATTCCATTGTTTGTATTCTTCAAATAAAACAGAATTCAATATTTTACCACTCGGAGAAAATTTACACGATTGAAATAGAAATGTCTCTATATCGTTTCCTACAAATTGTTTTTTATATTCAATGGGTTTTATTTTGACGCCTACGTATCCATATACAACATTTGTAGAATCTTGCTTCGTTAGTCTCGCGCGTCTAAATCTGGTTTCTAAATATTGTTTAAATGTATGAAATATTTCCTTTTGAGGTTTTGTTCTTAACCATATGCGAAATTGACCTTCTATATTTGTAGATGTTTCTTCGACATCATATCTTACCAGACACATTGTATCAATAAATTCGTTAAATTTTGTTACCAGTTCAATTGGTATTGACGGATATTGATAGACAAATTGATTATCCGCATTAGTAATTGCGGATATAGATTTATTCAATATTTGTGGCGATAACTGTTCTTTTAATTCTTCATTCTCTTTTTCGAGTTCTCTAACCTTTGCTTCCAGATATTCATTTTCTTTCAACAATTTATTGAAATTATCTATGTTATATATTTTTGAATTAATAATATCTTTTATATATTGTACCAATTTGTCAGTTGTAAAATTACTTGTATCATACGCAATTAGTTCCTTTCTGATTTGTCCCTTTATTTCGACGTTACGAATTTGTCTTCTTATTTTGTTTGATGTTTTAATTAATCCCTCTATTTCTGTCTTATTTTGAACACGAAATGCTGTAATTAAAATAAAATTATCATATATTTTACGATGGTCATTTACTCTTGTGGCTAAATTATTAGTTTGTCCAAATTTAATTAATTTTTCATTTGCTTCATTTGTATTATCAATATATCCAATATAAATACACTCGGTATTTAATGGAAACTGATTGATTATAGCTTGTTCTACAGATTTCAAACTGTCCTTTTTAATTTTTTCAGAATCCCTTTTTATTTTTTCAGAATCTTCTTTGATTTCTAAAATAATATTATCTTTTTGTTCTAATTGTAATCTTAATTCATCTGTTTCTTCTTCCACTATTTCATGAAGTGTTTCTTCCAGTTTTATATAATATTCGTGTATCTCAGCTGCTTTTTTTGTTTGCGCTTTTAAACAAAGAGACTTGAAACATTTGACTGTTAAAAATATTTTTTTTATATTTTGCCCACCATTTTGTTTTACATTAGAAACCGCTTTTCCAAATTGAGGAGCGGTTTTATAATCTATATCTTTATTAAAATTGCTTTCTAATACTCTTTCAGCATTATATTTTTGGTTAAATCCTAACCACTTCCACACATTATCTAAGTCTACGACAAAATCTGTATTTTTATTGTAATTTAGATAACAATAAAAGCTACTAACAAATAACTGTTGTTCGAAATCTGTAAAAATTTCTTTAATTTTTGAGATTAATTTACTGTTATATGTTTGCGACAATTTTGAGATTGGATTGTTCTCAATTAATTCAACAATATTAAACTCTTGCATTGTATTATATATTTATAATAGGATACTCTTTAAGTTATTTATTGTGCTTGTTATATTTAAAAACGGTTTTGTAAAAGCGATTTTACCATTTACTTTTTTTGACGGCAATTTTTGGCCCTTGTCCGCGCTTTTTCACGTTATTTGGGTCATATTGTTCCTCTTCTTCTTCGTCATTTAACTGTTTTGATAGCTCCCAGAATTCTTTTGAGCCTAATCTAAAGTCATTATGCGCATCTGCTTTATACCAAAACACTTGGTCTTGTAGCTTATTTGATTTTGCGTTGTTATTTATTACCAAACACTCATAATTCTCTGTACATTGGTCCATCACCTGACAAAATGACTCCAATGTGGGAAACATACCGGCATAATTTTCGTATATTCGCTTCCTATTCGCAATATACGGCTCTCTCAAAATAAACACATAATCTATATTTGTTCTCAATGTTGGCGGAATACCGAGAGGATATTGCATTGTTATAAGCAACATGACCTTCCAGTGACGTCCGTTCATAAAAAGAAGGCGCATCATTTTATCGCGTGCCCAAGTGTTGTCATATAAACAATCATCTAGAATAACAAATGTTCGAGGGTCTATAGCAGTTCGTTTAAATTGTTCCATCTCCTTCTTTATCTGCTTCAATACACCTCTCTGTCTCTTCAAGATATTTTCAATAATAGCGGTATTATATTCATTGTGAATAAATAATTTGGGAACTAATTTCCCATAAAATCCGTTTCCTTCTTCTGTTCCAGAAATAACAGTTCCTATTGGAATGTCTTGATGATAATATAATAAATCCCTAACCAAAAATGACTTGCCTGTATCACGTCGTCCTATTAAAACCACTACGGGACCCTTTGATTCATTTGGTTTAAAACTTATGCTTTTCATATCAAAGCGTTTTAGTTCTAAATTCATTATTTATATAATAATATTTTAAAAAAAGGAGACAAACTTACGCAGTATGTAATACATATGTAGTTAAACTAAACTATTATGTTTAGGAACTATTTAAACAAATCCAAAATAAAGAAATCCAAAAATAAAAAAGAAAAGATAAGAAACCAAAATAATGAGTTAAATATAATTATTATTAATATTTTTATTAGCTAATGACAATTACTTTAAACTACCAAAAAAGGAAAAATATTAACCTTTTTAATAAATTTCAGTCGAATTCAAGTATATCTTTGTCTAATGTACAAAATTATATTCCTATATATGATAAATTTTTTTCTTTAAACAGCACTAATTTTAATTCCGTAAATCTAAATCATAATTGGTTTATTTCTGATATCAAGGATAATAAAAGAGTTGGTAAAAATAAATCAAAAAACATTAACGATAATGATAATGATAATACAAGTGATAATGATGATGAAAATAGTATTGACAATACTAACAATATATACACTTGTAAATTAAAAAATATCTCAGGAGATGAAGACATGTCAATAACACAAAAAATATTCATTAAAATGGCTCCGTTACTAGACCCTTTCAAATACTTAGTCGGAAAATACAATCACAATGATACTAATTTATTCAACTTACCCACATTTGATAAGTCAACTAATGTTCACAATAAAATCAATGACCTAAACAACTCAGCCTACGTCGATAGCTTTTTCTCATTTTTATCCAGTCAAGTTCTTAATAAGCATAAATTTATTCATGCTATTGATTTTTATGGTTCTTTTCTTTCCGTTAAAAATAATTATAAAATTAATATCATCGATGACCTTGACTATTTACTTCAATCCGAATTTTTTAATAAACAAAAAAATGTATTATTTAAGGTTGAAGATTTCTCTCATCTCATAGCAGAGCCAGATAATGAAAATGAAGTTAAACCTACACTAAATATAATGAATAAATCTATAGCAAACTTATCTCTCAAATCAATTGATGACTCAGTTTTTGAAAATATTTTTGATAATCCAGTATCTCTTGATGATGTTAAAACTCTAAATATTGATTTAGTAGATATTACCAATTCACTCGATATAACAGATACCAAAAAATCGGCCAGCATTAAATCTGGTTCATCTTGTTCTTCTAGAACATCCCACACAAATGATTCCGAAAATGATGATGAAGTCAACATAGAAAATGAAATTATAGAAAACAATGACTCTGAACAAGAAACGATAACAGTTTCCAATAATAACGATTCAAACAATGAGTCAAATAACGAGTCTGATGATGACGATGATGTATATTCAACAGACGATTCGGATGATATCGAATGTGAAAAACTATATTTAACATTTGATAAATTTCCAGTTCAACTTATTTGTTTAGAATTATGTGAAAATACACTCGACGATTACATTATTAACAATGATATTAGCAACGACGAGTGGTTTGCCATTTTAATGCAGGTTGTTATGATTTTAATTACTTATCAAAAACTATTTTCATTCACACACAATGATTTACATACAAATAATATAATGTATATTCCTACAAATAAGAAATTTTTATATTACTACTATAAAAAACAATATTACAAGGTTCCTACTTTTGGAAAAATTTTTAAAATCATCGATTTCGGTCGAGCCATCTATAAATTTAATGGTGAAGTATTCTGTAGTGATAGTTTTCAACCAGGAGGAGATGCCGCAACCCAATACAACACGGAACCATATTTTAATCCAAAAAAACCTAGATTAGAACCTAACTTCAGTTTTGATTTATGTCGTTTAGCGTGTTCTATTTTTGACTATGTAGTTGAAGATTTTGAAGATATCAAAAATATAAATGATTGTGACCCTATTGTTAAATTAATCGTTGAATGGTGTATTGATGATAATGGAATAAATGTCCTATATAAAAATAATGGAGCAGAAAGATATCCTGATTTTAAATTGTATAAAATGATTGCGCGATGTGTTCACAATCATACACCAAACGCACAACTAGACCGACCTGAATTTAGTAAATTTGGGGTTACCAAAATGGCATTTGAAAAAGGAAAGGCGAAAACAGATGTATTCATGAATATCGATGAACTGCCTTCATATATTTCTACTGTATAACAATATATTTAGAGCAGTAACTACTAAGTAATAAATAATTTAATTCTAGATTTTATAATTAAATTATTTGTATAAATAAATAATGAATTTTGGGTTTATTATTACAAGACACGTAAACTCCGAAACGACTAATAACTATTGGAATCAGAATGTTAAATTAATTCGAACATTTTATCCACTAAAACAAATTATAATCATTGATGATAACAGCAATTATGAATACGTAAAAAGTGATTTTGAATATCAAAATATTCAAATTATTCAATCTGAATATCATGGTCGCGGCGAGTTATTACCATTTGTATATTTTTTAAAACATAAATGGTTTGATAATGCTATTATGATTCATGATAGCACATTTATTCACAAAAGAATACCTTTTGAACAATTTAAATTACCAGTTTTACCTTTATGGCATCATACTTATGACAAGGAAAACTTATCAAATTTAATAAGAATATCAAAGTATTTAAAAAACAAGGGGTTTCTTGAGAAAACACTTAATGGCGGCGATAATTATCTTATTGGCATGAATCAAGAAAAATACAAATTATGTTTTGGTGTTCAATGTTATATAAATTTGAAATTTTTAGAAAGATTACAACAAAAATATAATATCACTAATTTGGTTCATGCTGTTCACTGTAGAAGAGACCGATGCGCCTTAGAACGCATTTTTGGTTTGCTATTTTGTTTAGAATTTTCAAAACTGTTAGTAATTAATTCAATGTTTGGTAGTATTTTTCATCATAAAAGTGCTTTCAGTTATACGTATGATACATATATAAACGATTTTAATAATAATAATATATCACAAGCATTTGTTAAGGTATGGACTGGACGATAAATCTAATGACGATAAAACTAATACTTATCTCTCTTATTATTTACAATAAAGAGTCAAATAAAAATAAAAATAAATAAGATAACAAAATATTTATTAAAATGGTGGGTTATCAGTGAAAACAGCTGGACTTGATTGAGTAATTGACATTGTTTCACCTAAAGCTGGATTTACCTGCTCTACAATATAATTACCAAATAAAATACTTATAAAAACTACTAAAGCATCCCTTATCAACAATTTTAATGGTTTCGCCTCCTTGTCTATGTATCTCATTTCTAAAAATTTAGCAATAAAAAATATTATCGTAATTACTCCTGAAAGTAAAAATATATTATCCATTTACAATATATTTTTACAATTACAACTTCATTTGAACGCATTATTTTATCATATAATAATCTATTGATTAGACAAATAAAAATACACTGTTCATTTTTACTTACGCTAAAACTTCTATATCATCCAATAAAAAACTATCATCTAATTTAACCTCTTGATTACCTCCTATAACATGAACATCTAACCCATTTAGTTCCACATTTTCGTCTGAAATCTTAAGTGTTTCATCATCATCTTCTTCCTCCATCTTTCTCTGAATATTTCTTAAATTACTTATCTCTTCTAATCTTTCTATAGTCTTGGGAGCATTAATCATTTCTTCCTTGCCTGATTTATCTAAAGCAGTGTCTACATCATTGAATGACAAAGAATGATTTGATGGAGTTGAATTTACTTCGGAAATTACTTCGCTTACACCTTGTGCTTTATTTGCTTCCGGATTTTCTATTATTTGCTCTTTTATCTCCTCAATGACATCTTCTTCAACAGTTTCATCCATATATGCTTTTAAAATGTGTTCAATTGGAATACTTTCTCTCACAGCATTCAAAATACATTCTTGAACAATTATTTCTAATTCTCTATTATGTCTTTGAACTTGTAAAGGTGCTGAGTTTAATTCAAATAAATATACGTTTTTATACACTTTTCTTGCTACATTTATATAAGCCTTATGAATAAAATCATCTAATTTTGGTATGTTAATATCAATTTTCTTTTGTTTTTGACCAACACGCATTGCTGTTAGCAATTTTAACTGAATTATATGAACACACGTTACTAATTCTTCTAAATAACTACAACAACTTCTCTCTATAATTCTTTTTCTCTCTTGTTCAATTATATTTGAATTCCATTTTGGTATTCTTGTTATTAAATTCTGAAATGTCATCAAATATTTATCCATTTCATCATTTTCTCTACATAGCTTCACAGATTCATCAAATATAGACTTAAAACCCTCAATTATTAAGGGAGTCATTATTGTTAACAAACGGGCACCCCATTCATTTTTTGATTCGTGTAACGAACTAACATTAAAATCATCCATAATGTAAATATTATATGTTATTTTTTTTGGTTTCAAACTAATTTTATCCGGGGTTCAACAATGAACTAGTAATAAAAAATAAAAAAATAAAAAAATAATAAATAATAAACTGATAAATATATAATTATTTACTTACATTACATGTTCACAAAATTTATTTTATTATTCTTTTTTTCATATTCGATATAGTAGTTTTCTAGTATAAAATCATCTGTTGTAAAATCTATTGAATCTAATCCGAATACATACAAATTAATATCCATATTTATTGCTCTGCTTAAATGTAACGTATGAGTTATATATGTGTACATAGGTATCTCACCGTGTTTTCTGAAGAACATCTCTTTTTGACACAAATTCTTATCTTCATATACCTCGTTATACAAATTTATAAGAACAAATCGTATAAATGGTGAAATATTTATCTCTAACCTCTCACAATCCTTTAACAGAATAATGAGCTCAATATATTCACATTTATCATTTGTAAATAATGTTTGTTCTTTGTAGCAGTTAGTATTTATTTTATTAAATACGGAGCTAATCGTATTTTTCTTAAACATATCAATCTTTTTCAATATATTACAGTTATCAGTTATCAATTGTATTTGAATCTTTTTATTATCAAAATCATCTTTTATTAAATTTATAACATGGTCTTTTAAATAAGGAGGATATTCTTGAGGCACGAACTCGCCAAAATACGGTTTCAAAATTTCTCTATATATTTTATCATGGTATTCCACTAGTTCTATTTTTTTATTTGATTTCACTACACAAATTAGCTCTTTCAATGCGGAACTAAATTTATTCAAAATTGTATTTACTTCTATAAAATAAGCATCATAATCTATTTTTTGTATAGTGTCTAATATATTTTTGTATTTCTTAACATTTTTTTCGATTTCCGCAAAATTCAGTTTATTATTCAATACAATATCATATATATCTGTATATGTACCCATTTCAAATAACAAGTTATCAATTCTTATTTTTTTTCCTACATTATTTTCATTCAAAAACTTATGAAGTATGCTTTCTAATCTACTGAACCCTGATAATTTTATCATCGTATTAATAAAATTATCGTCCGCTAATATTTCACAAACCTTTTTCTCTTGTGTTGCTGGTTTTAATGTGCTAAATTTTTTTCCTGTTTCGTTAATACCAATTTTCAATATTTGTTCCGGACTTAATTTGAATTTTTTCCCGTGCTTTTTCACCATCCTATATAAATAGGAATCAATCGCACACAACGGAATTATACCTATTAAATGTTTCTGTATATTATATCTGTCAAATTCGCTCGTAATTGTCTTCTCAACTTGTTCAAACATTTCACTTAATTCTCCTGTCAATTTTAATGTCTCTTCTTCTCCTTCATCATCCAACTGCATATCATCCGCTTTATTTACAACAACCAAAGTATAAATCTGTTTATTATTTTTTTCCAATTCATATTTTGTGTGTGTTGTAATGAAGTTTACAATATCTATCTCGTCGGATGTATTTAATCCTGAATGTATGTCTACTAAAAGGACCACCAAATTAAATTTTGTAAATGTTTCATCCAAATAGGAATAATATACGTCCTTAGTTCGCGCATCATTTAGACCTGGAATATCATATACATTTACATAAGACCCGTTTAAAATATTTATATCCAGTTTGCCGACATTAAATGCCAATTCATTGTATTCGTCCTTATTCAATTTTTTACCCGTTTCCGTCTTTGATATTATTTCTTTATTTTTGTCTGAAATAGTTGTAAATATTACTTCCGGTGAGGTTAAGTTTTTGGCATTATTGTCATTCTCAATATAAACAGTAGGAACCATTGTAGTTCGTTTGATTTTACATTGTGTTAATTCTTCACAAAATATAGCATTTAAAATAGTTGACTTACCAGTTGAAACACCGCCAACAAAACATAAATTAATATTGTCTATTGGAACAATTGGTGGCTCAGGAAGGACACTCATACTTTCATCATCACTCGAATCTGCCTCATCTTCTGAAGGCAAATTGAATACTACTTTATTATTTTTTACACATTTATCTGTATTATTGTTATTGTTATTGTTATTGTTATTATTAAATAAATTATTCGTATTTTGTGAACCGAGGTATTGATTTTTTAATTTAAGTAAATCATCATTGGAAATATTGGATTTTTTCGAAGCAATCTTCTTTTTATTAGGAATCATTGGAGTGCTAGACATTTTAAATCAGTTTATTGTTTATCCTTGTTGTTATATGTTAAACAACCAAATGTATTTCAATTTTTTTGAAAAAAAAGTAAATTATATTATGAATATTTTTATAAATTATTTTTATAAATTATAATAAATGTCTAGGCTAAATTTAATTTAATATTATTCTTTTGACAATATGTCATTATTTCTGTATTATTTATTGACCCACAAGCTTTTATATCAATAGTATGAATACGATGTTTATAACTGTTAAGGACTGCTACAACATCCCGCAAATGGGAACAACCTGAGATTGTTAGTTTTTCTAATTTAGGAAACCCATCTAATCCAACTAATGACGTAAAATTACCCGCACTTAATGAATTTAAGTATAACTCTTTGACATTATCATTATTCATTTTATCATTTGTAAAATTAACAAATTGATTACAACTAATTAATGTTAATTTTTCTAATTGATAAAATAATTTTATTTTGGAATAATCCCAATATTCCCCAGTTAATGACATTTCAGTTGTATTTACTTTCCAAAATATATCTCGGCAGGAATGACTATTAAAATGACACATCTTAATCATATTAATCTCAGCATACGAAATTATGTCTACAAGTCGTTCTAATTGTGATAGTCGTTCCGTCAAATGTTGAACTGCTTGTTCTTGTTTTTGTTCTATTCTGTGAAAATTCATTGATAACTGACTATCATTTGACATAACCTTTTCTCTCAATATGATTTCAAATGATAACTTCAAATATCCTTCTACCAAAGCATTAAACAGAACTTTCATAATTCCCGAACTAATCGTTATTACCGCATTGTATCCTGGCTCTCTCTTGAAACACTTAGTCATCAATTGATATGTATTGTTTATCTCGATAGGTAATCGCAATTCTTTTGAATCAACATTGGCTTCATAACACATAAATAATATTCTATCAATTACTTTTACATATATATTTCTCTCATTCAATGAGGAAACAATAGCATATTTTTCGATTTCAAAACTATCAGTCATCTTTATTTGCTTGTATATTTAGTCTTTATTAAGAGACAACACATTATTTCAATTTTTTCGCAAACTAATATTCTCGCAAACTAATATTCTCGCAAACTAATATTCTAGCAAATTATTATTTCTGCGTTGTTACCATATATCGTAACAAAAATATATAATACAATAAATATATTGTATCTGGATAAAAAAGTATAATTATTTATTTATAAGAATGGTGTAATAGGTAAATCATCTCTAACAAAATATGCTTCTCCGGTGTTTGTCCATTTAATGACTAGTGTAATAATTTCTACTCCGGCTTCAATTGCTTCTTTTACAGCTTGTCTATATTCAGGGTCTATTATAGACGGTTGAAACCGATTTACATCGGTTCGCTGTATAACATAACACATTATACAACGAGTAATTGATTCTTTTTTTATTAGTGTTAATTCGCGAATATGCTTTAATGCTCTTGGGCTAACTGGGTCGGAACTTTTTTTTCGATATCCATCTGGAAAATACGCTACTTTTGAATCATATTGTCTGTCATCGTAACACTTGTTTTTTCTATCTTTTGCTGTAATATCTTCATAATCTGCCAACGGAACATTTTTGACTTCCATGATAAACGGAATATTGTTGTTGTCGATTCCGGAAAAGTCAAATCGTGAATCTACTTTGTTTTCAACAAATATTGCTGTTTCTCTCTTGTATTTTCTTATATCCTGTAAAATGGTAAAGCAATTTTTTGTAAGGCAATTTTCTACTAATAATTCGGCAAGTTTTGGATAAACTCCGATAACAATTTCATTATTTTTATCGTTAATAATGGATAATTGAACGCTATATAAACATTTTGTATCATTTGTTT